ATTACAGGCACAATTATAATTAATACCTTACTTACTCTAAGAATGACTTTTTATTGGAAGTCTTTTCGTGACCCTATTAACGCATTGAAGAAAGAAGAAACTTTAAAAGATATTTACGATCGTGCACAAGAGCAAGAAGAGATCGCAGGAAATCGTTTATGATTGTATTCAATAAAGGTAAAAAATATAGGTTTGAAGATTCAATTATTGATTGGGTATTTCTAGGTAAGTGCTCGAATGGGCAGGAATACGATACCTACACTTTTTTTGATCGTAAAAACCAAAAACGTAAACAATACAAGCGTAACGAGCTTAAGGATTTAAGTATATTTTTAAATGAAGATAAGGCTAAATCAAAATCAAAGTAAAATATTTGCTAACGTTTTTAATAAAGACATGCTTATGCGTGACGACTGTCCTAGAGAAATTGCTTTCTGGGGGGGCTATGGTTCAGGCAAAAGTTTTATTTCTATTATTATTGCCTATTATTTATGTTCTCAACATAAGGACGTGCAGCTACTTATGACGAGGTTTAGTTATAGACAGTTAAAAGACACGTGTATTGTGCAATTTAAAGATGCATTTCCGCCTGAAGAGTATGGTTATTATCATAGTAAATCAGACAACGAATTTCATTTTAAAAACAATAGTCGCATAATTTTTAGATCCTTCGATGATCCTAGAAAGATTTTATCTAGTAGTTTTGATGCAGTAATTATGTGTCAGGCAGAAGAACTAAAAGAAGAACACTTTCTTGGTGCACTCGGTCGACTAAGAGGCACAGCTTTACCTAAAAAGCTTATATTTACAGAAGGTAACCCGAGATTCGGTTGGTGTAAAAAGCGATATCATGACCAAGAACTCCCAGATGATTGTATGTATATTCGTGCATCAACTTACAGTAATAAAAAGAATTTACCTAGCGATTATATAAAAAACATGGAAGAGAACTATCCGCCTAGCTATATAAAACATTTTTTAGAAGGCAACTGGGATAGCGTACAGAATGCCGTATATGATTGCCTAATGGATCATCACATCATTCCAAAACAACGCATACAAAAACACTGGTATAAGTGTATAGGTTTAGACCATGGTACACGTGTAGATACATCTATTGTTTTTCTAGCTAAAGATGAGACAGGAAATATTTATATCTATGATGAGTGGCACAAGTCTAAGCCGTTAGTTAGTGAGATTGTAGAGGCATGCAATAAATATGGGCCAATGCCAATTATAGCTGACTATTCAATGAAGGTAGCCGATCGTGATTACGGGTCTTGGTGGAAAGACTTACAAGCTGAAGGGTTAAGGTTAATTGAGGCTAAAAAAGAAAAGTCTGGAAACATATTGTTAATCAATCAATTACTTTGGCAAAACAAATTAATGTTTTTTGATCATCTTAATTATGTAATAGATCAGCATAAAAATTATAGATATGTAGACACATTACATGCAAACAATGATGAGTTTAAAGTTGTTAAAAAAGACGACCACTCAGTGGACGCAGTGCAGTATGCAATTAGGCATATCAAAGACATAAAAGTTAAGTCACCATCAGATGCATTTAGAACGACTGATAACAGACCAACTTTACGTGACTACGTGGAAGGACGAGCATAATGAATAAAAAGAAAAAACCAAAAAAATATTAAGGAGTAAAAAAAAATGAAAGACCCAAATACAGCAGTAGCAATAAATAATCTAAGAGCAGAAGTAGGCGACATGTTTAAGTCTGTTAATAAATCTATTGATGCAAGAATTAATACAGTTGTAGAGCAAGTATTAAACAAGTCACTTGATTTTCATACAGCAACAAAAAAAAAGGCGTTAGAAGACATAACTGTAAATGCTCCTCTTAGTGTTGATCAGCTAACACAGCTTTACCGCCAATTATTTAACGATATAAACGACATAAAAAGTAATACTACTAATTATGCGCTTTACGATCAGATGCAAGTAATTGGTAAACAGTTTGACGAAATGCGTAACGAGTTTACTTGGGTAAAAAACACTTTAAATCAAATGGTTGCAGATAAATACATTGAAGCTGGTATTGATCCAGAAGAATTAGAAAGTTTGTATCAAAAATCAGATGTAAGCCCTGACTATGTAGCTAAGCAATTTAATATATCTAAAGAAATGTTCTATAAAGTCATTAATGGCAAAGAGGTAAATCCTAATGAAAAAAGAAAACATGAAATGAAGCAGTTTTTTCTTAAAAGGATATATGAGGTACAAAATGCCGTTGTATAGTTACAAGTGTTATTCATGTAATAACATACAAGACTTTTATTTTGGACTGACAGACTCACATCATGTTAATTGTACTAACTGTAAATCAACTAACTGCAAACAGTATTTTGGTAACTCAAACGTAGCAGTGCATGGGTTTACTGAGTTCGTAGATCCTAGAGGCGGCAGTGAACGATTAACTATGGCGCAAATTCGAGATGTAGAAAGAAAAGAAGGGCTTACTTACCTTTCGCATGAGGAACATGACAAGGAAATAGCTAAAAACAAAAAACATCGAGAAGCTATGGCCGCACAAAAAAACCGTGACATTGCAGAGAAAGCAACAAAAGAACTTATGAATAAATGGAATCACTAAGGAGGAGTCATGCCACTAGACTATGGAAAATCTAAAAAAGCTTTTGAAAAAAATATTAAAACAGAACTACAGGCAGGAAAACCAATAAAGCAGGCATTGGCTATTGCTTACTCTATTAAGAAAGGAAAGAAAAAATGAATTTAAGTAAATTATTAAATATTGTTTTACAACGTGTTGTCATTGAAGGCAAAAAGAAAACAGCTGAAGCAGCAGGGATAGCAGTATTATTACTTAGCAACTTTATTCCAGAAGATTTAGCTCGAGATATTATTACAGGTGCTGGCGCACTATGGGCAGCCTATAAACTGTATGATAAAGACTAAAATAGACGACCTTGAGTATTGGGATTTAAGAGATATAAAAATTTGTTATGTTAGCCCTATAAATGGTAACTACGATTTTTACGCAAAGTCGGAAGATATATTAGACGAAGCAATAATTGAATTCGAAAATGGTAATCTAATTTCACTAGATATGATATTCTTAAACGTGAACTGATGGAGAACATAACTAAAAATTTTATACTTCCGGAATTTATTTCGAAGGAAACATGGGATAAATATGGCCATAGAGCGTTATGGTTTATAGATGACCGTATAATACAAACATGTCAAAAGCTTAGAGACAACTTAGGTATACCTCTAACAATAAATAACTGGTATTACGGTGGTGATAGGCATGAGTCAGGATTACGTGTTGAGGGTATGAAAAACTATAGCCCTACTAGTCAACATGCTTTCGGTCGTGCTGTTGATATTATAAGTAAAGATATGTCGGCTGAGGAGATGAGGCAGCATATATTCGACAATAAGTATGAGTATCCCTACATAAAAGCAATTGAGCGTAATGTTTCGTGGTTACACATAGATTGCAGACATACAAATAGCAATAACTTTATGCTTTTTGACCCAAAATAAATTTGTAAATAATATTTTATTAGAATATATTTAAAGAGGAATTAGCGGCCCAGTGATAGTGATTGCGATTTAATTTGACTGGGCCTTAAGAATTGTTGTTAACACTTAAATAACATTTACATGCCAAGTTTTAACGTCAATTTACTGCATATTATTATAGATGCAAATTGCTTCTATTACAAAATATATATAATGTTTTTTATTTTTTACAATACTATAACGATTTAGTTTTAATTTTTTTGCCGCCACAGAACCCAAAAAAAAAACAATTCAGAACATGTATATGTTATAGAAAAAAATTGTGGCGGCTATTCTTTAATTATAGCTAACTTATTGTAATTTTAAATTTTACCAAATTGTAACACCAGTTATAATGTAAATTCCTTCGTAAAATAGGGTTAGTAAATACATTTAATGCTAACCCATTTTTATAATTGTAGTTTAACTAATTTACTTTTATAATTATGTTTAAAGCATATTTGAGGGCAATGTTTTTTCCTGTTTCATTTATATCATTGCCCTTTACTTTGTTAGTTTTATAATTTATTATTTTAATAATGATAAAACCCATTAGCCATCACATCATCTGATATCACACGTTGTGAATAGTAGGATAGATGTCTTAAGTAGATCATTTTTCCTACTGGCTTATCAAGTCAGCAAACTAATCAAAGCCAGTAGGAGTTTCAAAAAAATAATTAAACAATTAATCAATATAAATTATTTGGCTACATATATATTTGGTTTATTCCATGGAATGATGTCTATTTCGCAAAACTCTTCTTCTAGTTTATTTTCTAAATCTATTTTTAATTTTGCATATTTATCAAAAGAGCAAATTATGTTGTAAGTTCCTGTAAGATACATTTTTTCATTATTAATTTCATATGTATAGCTATCATCGTACATGTCACAAAATGGGCCTGTACAAAATTTTTGAACTTTTACATCAATATAATACTCTGAAATACAATTTTCAAAAGTTTGTAATTCTGTACATTTTATTTTTGATGTAACAACAAACATAATTTGATAATGCATTTCATCGCTTTTATATGCGTTTTTTACTAAGTTGTTAAAATCTTTTAATGTTAATGCTTTTTGGTGATGCGTGTAAAATTCAGTCATTTGTTACACATGTTACCATTCACCAAACCATTCACCAACGCTATGGTGAACGTTCTCATAAATTATAACTTTTGAGAAACAACAGAGTAAATTCATATATATTTTTTTTATGCGTAAATATTATTCTCATAAGCCATTATCATAAGTATATTATCATAAGCCATAAAAAAGCATTACTTATAAGAATAAAAGTTACAAAAAACAAAAAAAGGCTTATCATAAAGGTAAGGAGTGATTGCATATGATAAAAATAATTTCTAACCTTGTTCCTGGTAAGGATACTGATTACCTCGAACATAAAGAATTTGAAAATGAAATAAACAGGTACATTTACGAAAACCCTGGTTATGAATTAAGCGATATAAAAATAATAGGGGAGGAGCTAGTAGCTATTTTAGTTAAAGAAAAAAAACAATACCATGTTGGGAACGTCAAGCAGCCGCAAGCTAGATATAATCATGTAAATGAATTAATTAACAAAATGGAATCTTTTATTTTAGATTTAAAGGATAGTTTATGATTATAGGTTATGCCAGAGTGTCTACTACTGGACAAAGTTTAGACGGACAAAAAGAAGATTTATTAAAAAACGGGGCTCAATATATTTACCAGGAAAAAAAGTCAGGTAAAAATTTATCACGAGAAGCATTGCAGGACTGTTTAGAAAACTTGCGTGAACACGATACATTGATGGTAACAAAGCTAGATCGGCTAGGGCGAAATACAAAAGATGCGCTGAATATATTAGATTACTTAAAACAAAATAAAGTTAATCTAAAAATTTTAGATACAGGCATTGATACAAATACGCCAATGGGAAAATTTTTTTATCAATTGCAGGCTATGTTTTCAGAGCTTGAACGTAATTATATTTTAGAAAGAACCGCAAAAGGACGAGAAAAGGCAAAGCGTGAAGGCAAATTAACAGGTCGACCACTCAAAATAAGTAACGAAAGAGTAAGGCTAGTCATGCAAGATATTGAAAGCGGTATTGATATACGTGAGGCGTGTTCTTTTAGAGGCGTGTCAGTACCTACATTTTATAGACGTATGAAAAAGTTATAATTATTTTTTCTTATATCGATCAACAATATTTTGACCAATTTGTTTTAGTCGTCTAACGTCAGACATGTTTTTAGGCATCGGTGCATCCCATCGTTTAAATTGCATTGCACTAGGCGTTGGACGGCCTTGCTTATCTTTTAAAGCGGGCATACTTGAAAGGATTTGGGTGGCCTTTCTGAGTAGGAACTTACCTCTGGTAAATTTTCGTTGTGGACTAGCTTTAGAAACATCCCTAACAGGCCGAGCAACATTACCGCCGGAACGATTATATTCAGCCATTTTTTTATTTGTACTTCTGTTATAGCGTTCATATTTTTCTTTAGCACTTAACATTAACCAATACCAGTTATATATGAAGGTATGCCAGCAGTATCAATAGTCTGATATTCACTAGAAGGAGATTGAGGAACTACTGGCTGATTAAGTCCTAAAGATTCAGTTATAGTATTAATTGCAGATGCTTGTTGCTCTACAGGTAAAACAGATATTAATTCAACAATATCTTTTAAAGACATATTTACGTTTTTAATATAATTATTAAAATCAGGCTCAGGTATTGGTACCTGCATTGCTTCGTCTCTTTGTTCTTTTTGTTTATTTATAATTGCTCTGTAATTTGGATAATCTAATGTACGTAGTATTAGTTCTTTAACGTCAGGATCATTAATATCGCCAAAAATACCTTGATTGGCTAATTGTAATGTCGTGGCTGCTAATGCAGATTGTGACTGAGGTAGTGACGAACCAGCAGTTATTTCAACTTCGTATTCACCTAGTGTTAAGTCACTTTTAATTGTATCGATAGCTAACAACTCATTAGTCATCATACCTCTGTCATATATATTTATTTGCATTTGGCCCATCTCATCTGGCTGCATAGAAGCAAATTGACTACCACTTGCCATACGAATAATTCTAGGCTGGTTGTAATATAGCTGTATTAACGTAACTGCCTTGTTACTTATACCTGATAGAAATATTTTAAAGTTGCGTTGTATTTCTCTAATAGAAGACATTGGTGATTCAATAAGATCTCTAACCATTTGTCCACTATTAACACCAACTGGACGCTCACCAGAAAGCATAATTTCATTAATGCGAGCAATCTTGTATGCATCTTGTTTTAAGTCTTGTATGTGCTGTCTTATAATCTGTATGTCTTGTGTAAGTTTATTTGTTACAAGTATAGGTGGTGTACCAGCACTACCAGGAACAGAGTAAACAATATCAAAATTCTTTTCTAATGTATTACGAGGTATAGACTCCTCTTGTACTACTAAAAAAGATTTGTATTTCATTAATAATTCTTGCAACTTGTAATATGCATCAATAATCTTATCTTGCGTGCTACAAAGGTCCTCTACATCGCCAAATCCTACTAAGCTATCTGATTGCGTAGGGCTAAATGTTTCAAATGGAAATCCAAAAGGGTAATCA